AAAATAAATAAAAATAGAAAATGGCAAACAATACACCAATCACAGCAAGAATAAGTAAAGGCTTATTTGGCAAAAGTAGCTCGAAGGTAACAGAACCTTTGCTTAATGTTGGACCCGCTGGAGTTAGTGGAAACAACCAAACTAAGGATATACCATCACCTTCAAAGCTGAAGAGCGCTTTCAAAATGATGACTTCACCGTTTAAACAAACGAAAACAGATAGTGAAGCAAAAACATATTTTGGGTACGGAGGCACTAAAGAGCAAAAGGAAGCGTCGGCTCCAGTGGTAGAAACTAAGTCCGCGGGAGCGGCCCTTACTGTAGACAAACCAAAAATGTCTAATGAAAAATGGACAGAATATTTGGCTTCAGAAACGCCAGAGAAAAAAACTAAAAGATTAGCAAGACAAGCTGCTGAAAAAGCTACTAAAACGCCTACATCTGCACCTACAATAGATACTAAACCAGATGCTCCTGAGTTAGGGAAAGACACTCCGGGGGAAGTATATAGTGGCTCATTGTATACACGTGATAAAGGAGATGCCCAAACAGCATTAGATCGTAGGGACGTTATTCGCGCGGGAATAGTTTCTGCAAGAAAAGAAAAAAGGGCTGACATAAAAGTTGCTAGAATTGAAAATAAAGGGGATAAAGCAGGGTTTAAGAAAGCTAAGGAAACTGCAAAACTAAAACAAGCAGTGACTAATCAAGAAGTTGCCAAGGGCCAAACTGAAGGAGCTAAAGCCCAAAGTGCGCAAAACGTTAAAGGTACTAGTACTAGCAAGGTATATGGTAAAGAAAGAAAAGTATCGAAAGGAGATCAGTCTGAGGCTACTCAAGTAGCAGCTCAAAAAGCAGAGATTGAGGCAAAAAGATTAGCTGGCCCAGATGCTGAGGTTAAAGCGTTGGGCTCTAAAAAAGACAATGGATTCTTTGCTAAAAAATCGCCAATGAAACTTAAATACTTTAAATAGAAAATTATGAAAGCACCTGAAAAAAAAGCTAAGGCTTCTGAAAAGAAAGTAGCAATAAAAAAAGAAATGGCAACGGGTAAATCCCCTGCAAAGAAAAAAAAGTGTTAAACAATAATTAGTACTAAAATGGCAAAGACAGCAGCTTGGACACGAAAAGAAGGCAAAGATCCCAAAGGTGGATTAAACCAAAAAGGTGTAGATAGTTATAGAAAGGAAAATCCTGGATCTAAACTGCAAACTGCTGTTACCAAAAAGCCATCTGAATTAAAAGCAGGTAGTAAAGACGCTAAACGCAGAAAATCTTTTTGCGCTAGAATGTCAGGTATGCCAGGAGCTTTAAAAGATGAAAAAGGTAGGCCTACTAGAAAGAAGTTGGCATTAGACAAATGGAATTGTTAGATTATGGAATCAAAAGGACTAGGTGATACAATAGAAGCTATAACTACAGCAACTGGTATAAAAGCAGTTGTTGACGCGGTAGCCTCTATTACTAAAAAAGATTGCGGGTGCGCAAAGCGTAAAGAGGCTCTAAATGCAGCTTTTCCGTATAATAAATAATAATTAAATTGAATTAAATCAAATGGGAAAAAAAGTTTTAAAGAATGCGTTTACAAGGGTAGACACTATTACAGCAGAAGAATTAGCTTATTTACAAGAACTAGTTGGCAAAGTCAATAATGTTCAAATGCAGATTGGCGGAGTAGAAGCTCACAAACACGAATTACTACATAGTATATCTTTACTGTCTAGTGAATTGCGTAAAAAACAAACTGAGCTTAAGGAAATATATGGCGATGTCAATATTGACTTAGCTACTGGAACAATCTCTGATGCAGATAATAAGGAAAATTAGTATAGGTAAAGACTATAAAAATGACGCTATGCACTATTCTGTTGGGCAGGAAGTGTATGGCGGTCATATTATAGCTAACATTATCGAGGAAGACGACAAATATTCTATATATATCAAAAAAGGAGAAGCTTTAATGCCATGGAAAGACTTTAATAAGAACATGGCTGTTTCTATTGAGTATGATTTACAATGGTAAGAGCAGTATACAATTACTTGGTATCGCCTGTAGGCGAAAGAACTACTAGTAAACGAAATATAGAAGGTGGCGAATTACTATTAAATACAGAATTACAAAACCATCAATACGTTAATAGAGTTGGTACGGTATTAGCTGTACCCATGATAGGTGGTTTAAACTTATCTGTTGGGGACGAAGTTATACTACACCATAATATCTTTAGAAGATTCAGGGATATAAAAGGTAAAGAAAAAAACAGTAAAAATTATTACAAAGAAGATGTTTACTTTGTTCAACCAGATCAAATATATGCCTACAAAAGAGGTAATGATTGGGAGGCAATAAAAGGTTTTTGTTTTATAAAACCTATTAAAGAAACAAAGATGTTCTCTGATAGTTTTGAAAAACCATTTATAGGTATTGTAAAGTACGGAGACGGGCATGTTAAAAAAGGATCGTTGGTTGGTTTTAAGCCAGGTGCTGAATATGAATTTATAATAGAAGGGCAGAGGTTATACCGAGTACCCACTAATTTAATCACAATTGAGTATGAATATCAAGGAGACGAAGAGGAATATAATATCGGCTGGACATGATGCTGTTGAAGAACTTATAAAGGTAGCTAAGGAAAAGATCGTTGACTCAGGAGAAGATATATCTGCTGACAGACTTAAGAATGCTGCCGCTACAAAAAAATTAGCAATATTTGATGCGTTTGAAATTTTAAATAGATTAGAAGAAGAACAACGTATTCTAGATAATAAACCTAAGAATGAAATTGAGGAAACCGTATTAGTTGGTTTTGCTGAAAAAAGATCTAAATAATGTACCATCAATCCCTATATGACATAATAGAACCAATTAAATTAACCACTATTTCTCGCCTTAATAAAGGTAAAAAATGGGAGTACGGTTATAACAAAGAGCATGATGTTATTGTTATAAGTAAAACTGGTCAAATTGGAGAAATCTATAAAATTCAAAATTTAAAGATAGCTTTACCAAAAGCACCGGCTAAGGTAGATAGGCATACAGATAGGTGGGTTGCAGAGCCATACCCAAAAGAATTAAAGTCAATAAAGAATATTTTTGACTGGAGAGAATACCCCGAAGAATTCACAACAAAATGGGGAGCTTATATAGATGAACAATTTAATAGGAGGGAACAAGGCCATTGGTTCAATAATAAGGGCGTGGATACTTACATCACTGGTACTCACTTTATGTACTTGCAATGGAGTAAGATTGACGTTGGGCAACCAGACTTTAGAGAAGCCAACAGATTATTCTTTATTTTCTGGGAAGCTTGCAAAGCAGACCCAAGATGTTACGGAATGGCATATCTTAAAAACAGGAGATCTGGATTCTCTTTTATGGCATCAGGAGAGATCGTTAATTTGGCAACACTCGCTAGTGATTCAAGATACGGTATACTTTCAAAATCAGGTAGTGATGCCAAGAAAATGTTTACAGACAAAGTTGTACCAATATCCGTTAACTACCCATTCTTTTTTAAACCAGTACAAGATGGTATGGACAGGCCAAAGACAGAACTTGCTTACCGAGTACCAGCCTCTAAATTCACAAGAAGGAAATTAGACGGTAACAATAGGTTAGAAATAATAACAGGTCTTGATACTACTATTGACTGGAAGAATACAGGTGATAATGCTTATGATGGCGAGAAACTAAAATTATTAGTTCACGATGAAAGTGGTAAATGGGAAAGACCGAATAATATCCTCAATAACTGGAGGGTAACAAAAACAACATTAAGATTAGGTAGTAGAGTTATCGGTAAGTGTATGATGGGCTCAACCTCAAATGCTTTAGATAAAGGTGGTGATAACTTTAAGAAATTATACGAAAGTTCAGATACAACAAAGCGCAACGCTAACGGGCAAACACGATCCGGGTTGTATTCCTTATTCATTCCAATGGAGTGGAATTATGAGGGTTTTATAGACTGTTATGGTTTACCAGTATTTGATACGCCAACAGAACCTACCACGGGCCCACAGGGAGACGTTATAGACGTCGGAGTTATAGATCACTGGAATAATGAAGCAGATGGATTAAAGTCTGACCAGGACGCTCTAAATGAGTTTTACAGGCAGTTCCCTAGAACAGAGGAGCACGCCTTTAGAGATGAAACAAAAAATAGTATATTTAATTTAGCAAAAATATACGAACAAATAGATTACAACCAAGATCTTGTAAGTAGTAACGTATTAACAAGAGGTAGTTTCCAATGGGAGAATGGAATAAAAGACACAAAAGTGATGTTTAGTCCAAATCCAAAAGGTAGATTTTTAGTATCATGGGTACCAAATTACAACCTACAGAATAGGCAAACTAGTAGAAATGGTTTAAAATTTCCAGGTAATGAGCATATTGGTGCATTTGGGTGTGATAGTTATGATATATCAGGTACAACTGACGGCAGAGGATCTAAAGGAGCTTTGCATGGATTAACTAAATTCACTATGGAAGATGCTCCGTCTAGTACATTCTTTTTAGAATATGTCGCTAGACCTCAAACCGCTGATATTTTCTTTGAAGATGTATTAATGGCTTGTGTATTCTACGGGATGCCATTATTAGCTGAGAACAATAAGCCAAGGCTATTATACTATTTTAAAAGAAGAGGTTACCGAGGGTACTCTATTAACAGGCCAGATAAGCTTTTTAATAAATTATCTTCAACAGAGAAAGAAATTGGTGGTATACCAAACTCAAGCGAAGATATTATACAAGCCCACGCGGCTGCTATTGAAATGTACATTGACAAACATGTTGGTTTAAATTCAGAAGGGGAATTTGGCTCTATGTATTTTACAGATACATTAAATGACTGGGCCAAGTTTGATATAAATAAAAGAACAAAATTTGATGCCGCTATTAGTTCAGGACTAGCTATAATGGCATGTAATAAAGAATTGTATAGACCAAGTAATCCTTTTCAAAAATCTAAGCTGAACATAAGTATGGCTAAGTATACACAGGAAGGGTATTCATCAGAAATAATAAAAAGATAATATGGCTCAAGGAGTAGTAAATAGTTTTTTTCCAAGTCAGGTTGCAAGCGATGCTGAAAAAATGTCTTCAGATTATGGGCTTAAAGTTGGTAGAGCAATTCAGAATGAATGGTTTTCTAGTAACTCTGGTACTACAAGATATAAAAGCAATCAGAATACATTTCATTCTTTAAGGTTATATGCTAGAGGTGAACAGCCAGTTCAAAAGTATAAAGACGAACTTTCAATAAATGG